ATGTCAGAAAATATTGATTATTTTGATGGTATAAAAGACCATTTCAGTACACTTGACACACAAGTTATTGAAGTACCCGAATGGGGATTAGTTGGCGATAAAGCAATTTATTGTAAGCCATTTAATATGCTTGAAAAACAAAAGATATTTAAAGGTGCAACAAACACTGATTTAATAGTATTAATTGATGTAATTATAGAAAAAGCTTTAACTAAAAGTGGTGAAAAAATGTTCAATGCTTCCCATATTTTAAAATTTAAAACTAAAGCTGACACAAATATAATTGCTGATGTTGCTACTAAAATCATGGGTACTGGCAACGTAGATATTGAAGATAATAAAAAAAACTAAGAAATGATGCTGAATTATTAAATATTTTTAGTTTAGCTGAAAAACTTCATAAGACAGTTGCCGAAATCTTGCAAATGACAGTTGATGAGTTTAATATGTGGATAGCATACTATCAAATTCAGAATGAAGAAAGAGAAAGACAAGAACGAATAGCAAGGGCAAAACGTGGCAACTAAACAAGTAAATATAGATATTATAGCCAAAGATAAGACTAGAATGGCTATGAAATCAGCCACAATGGGTGTTGATAAGCTTAAAAGTTCAGTCTTTAATCTTAGAAATGCATTAGTTGGTTTAGGTGCAGGGTTAGTTGCTAAAAGCTTTATTGATACTGGACGAGAAGTAGAAAGACTTAGAGTTAGATTTAAGTTTTTATTTGATGAAGCTAGGGAAGGCGAAAAAGCATTTAAAGGTCTTATAAAGTTCGCTAGTCAAGTTCCATTTAGTTTAGAAGAAATACAAAGAGGTTCAGCAAATCTTGCAGTTGTTTCTAAAGATGCTAGTGAACTTAATAAATTACTTAAAATAACTGGTGATATTGCAAGTGCATCTGGATTAGATTTTCAGACAACAGCAGAACAAATACAAAGAACTTTTGCAGGTGGCATAAATTCAGCAGACCTATTTAGGGAAAGGGGTGTAAGAGCCTTATTAGGATTTGAAGCAGGTGTTGCGATTAGTGCAGAAGAATCCAGAAAACATATTATGAAAGCATTTGATGAAGGCACATTATCAGTTGTTGGTGCAAGTGATTTAATGGCTAAAACTTTTGATGGTACTTTATCAATGATAGGGGATAAATTTAATTTATTCAAAATGGCTGTTATGGATTCAGCACCATTTGATTTTTTAAAAGCTTCAGCAATGGTTCTGGAAAAAGAATTAGAAAAAAACTTTGGAAGTATAGAAAAATTAGCTGAAGATATAGGACAAGCAGTTGTAAGGACAACAGTAAAAACATTATTATTTGCTACCCAAGTTATAGATAAATTTAAACCAGTATTTGATTTTATTGGTGGCTCTATAGCTAATTTAGTCAATATGGTTCGTGCATTTCCACCACCTATAGACACTATTGGGGTATTGGGTTTCTTAATGTTAGGAACTAAAGGTAAATTATTAGTTGGTGTTATAGCAGGTGTATTTGACCAAATTAGAGGGTTTATAGGCAATCTATTAGATGGTGTTGCTGATATACAAGAAAAGCTAAATAGTTTTACTTTGTTTAGAAGTGAAGAACAAATCAAGGCTGTAGACGAGCAAATAAAATCTATGAGAGAATCAGCCGAAAATCTTAGAAAACCATTTGCTGAAATTGTAGATGAAATGGAAAAAATTGGAGAAAACGGACAAATAGTTTTCAATGGTTTAGGGATTACTATTGATGCTGATAAAGTTAAAGCAGGTAGTTTAACTGAAGCTTTGATAAAACAATTAGAGGTAATAAATAAATTAACAGAAAGCAATAGAGTATTAAGGGAAGGTGGTTCTTTAAATACAATAACCCAAGATATTCCAGAACAAATTGAACAAATAGGAATGTTGCAACAAGCTTTTGAATCTTTTTCGTTGGGATTTAATGATGCTATGAACACCCAAAAAGATGCTTTTAAACAAGTAGAGGAAATAGGTAAAGCAAGTTTTGGTAAACTTAAAACTGCACTTACAGATTTTGTAATGACTGGTAAATTAAATTTTGGGGATTTAGCAAAATTCGTTGTTAGGTCTTTTGTTGAAATGTTAGTTGGCGAAGCTGTTAAAATGGCATTTGCTAAATCAATGGCTATGTTTAAAGCTGATGCTATCAAAAGAGCATTTATTAATCTTTATGCAGGAGCAATGGAAACATTCAAATCTATACCTTTCCCATTTAATATAGTTGCTGTAGGTGGAGCATTGGCATTTGGTGCATCACTGATAAATAAAATAAAAGGTTTTGAAAAGGGTGGTAGACCACCAATAGGGCAACCAAGTATTGTTGGTGAAAAAGGTGCAGAATTATTTGTACCAGACCAAGCAGGAACAATAGTACCAAATGATAAACTTGGTTTGGGTAAGCAAGTAACAGTTAATTTTAATATTAATACTGTTGATGCTAGAGGATTTAACGAATTATTAGTAAATAGTAGAGGTACATTAGTAAATATTATAAATGGTGCAATGAATGAAAAGGGTAAAATGGCGATAGTATGAGTGGAGCATTACCAAAAACTAATTTTGTTGCAGTCAATTTACAAAGTAATCAAAAAACTTTGTTTAGTGAAACTGATAGTGGCAAAACATTTAGAAGGCAAATTCAAGGACAACATTTTAGCTTTACAATACAATATCCACCTATGACTAGAGCAGATTTTGCACCAGTCATGGCATTTATAATGAAACAAAGAAGTAAAAAAGAAAATTTTACTGTAACATTTCCAAGTTATTTTAATGCACAAGGTAACGAAACTGGCACATTGTTAGTAAATGGAGTTCATGCAGTTGCAGATACTACAATAGCCATTGATGGGTTTGGTGCTGATGGTGCAGGAAGATTAAAAGCAGGGGATTTAATAAAGTTTTCGCATGATAAGGTTTATATGGTTGTTGAAGACGTAACATCATCTAGTAATTCAGCTACAGTAACGATTGAGCCACCATTAAGGGAAGCTTTAGCAGATGATAGTGCAGTTACTTATGACTCAGTGCCATTTACAGTTTATTTAAAAAGTGATGTTCAAGAATTTTCAACTTCACAAACGGACAAAGATGGTAACTTATTATTTAATTATGAATTTGATGTAAGAGAAGCATTATGATTTGTAAGTCATTGATTTTGTTAGATATTTCCCTGGGGGAAACATGGCTAGAGGTTTAACAAGTGCAGTTAAAACCGAACTTGCTACTGGTAATATAGAGCCAGTTTTGTTGATAGAACTTGGATTTTCTACACCAGTTTATTTAACAAATGCTAGTTTTGATATTACATCAAGTGTTTCTGGTAGTTCTGAAACATACTTATCTAATGGGCATTTAAGAAATATTAGTGCTGTTAGCGAAACAAATAAACCTACAAAAAATTCACTCATTATTAGTTTATCTGGTGTTGACCAAACTTATGTTTCAATAGCTTTGAATGAAAATATTATTAATGATGATGTGCATATTTATAGAGGTTTTTTAGATGGTAATTTATCGTTAATATCTGACCCATTTTTATTATTTTATGGAACGATAAATGACTATAAAATTACCGATAATACAACAACAGCAAAATTAGTTCTAACTATTACATCACATTGGGGTAATTTTAGTAAAACATCTGGAAGAACAACCACAGATAATTCACAGCAAAGATTTTTTTCTGGTGATAAAGGTATGGAGTTTTCTGCTCTTACTGTAAGAGATATTAAGTGGGGTAGATAATGAGTGTTCATTTGTATAAAGCAGAAAAAAAAGATGTAGAAATAATTTCAGAACTTTTAATTACTTTTAAAGATGAAGATTTACAAAATATGAATTATCCAGAAGTAGACAACAAAAAACTTAAAAATTTTATAAATGTAATGCTTCAAAAAGGAACTATAATTTTACTTAAAGATTTAGATTTGGAGCAAGTTATAGGTTGCACAATGTTTTATAAAGGCGAACATTGGTTTAGCAAACAAGAATGTATAAATATTCATACTATTTATGTAAAGAAAAGTTTTAGAAATTTTAAGTTTGTGAGTGCATTAGTTGACTCTATTAAAAAGTTAGGAAAAGATTTACCTATGTATTTATCGGTAACATCTGGTCTTAATATTGACCCAGTATTTAAAAAATTAGGTTTTAAAAATTTGGGTTCAAATTGGAGATTAAATTAAATGTGTAACCCACTTGATATTGTTGAAGATGCTTTTGATTTTGGTGCAGACCTAGTTGATGGTGCTGTTGACCTTGTTGATGATGTTATTTCTTTTATAATACCACAGCCAGACATTCCAGACTTTGGACAAATTCAAGCTGACTTAGATGCTAGAGGTATATTAGTTAATAAAAAAAGTGCTAATGGTGCTATACCTATCGTTTATGGAACAAGAAAAGTTGGTGGTAATATTGTTTTTTTAGAAACATCTGGTGCTGATAATCAATATTTATATATGGCTCTTGTTTTAAGTGAAGGCGAAATAGATAGTGTAACGACTTTAATTGTTAATGACCAAGAAGTTACATTATCTGGTGCTTTAACTAATGGTACACAAAGGACAGTAGCAAGTTCAGATGCTAATTTTTTTGATAGTGGTAGTTTAATTACAGTTCAAGCTAATTTAGGTTCAGATGAACAAACTGCATCAAATTTATTAGATGAATTACAATCATGGACATCAAATCATAGATTAAGAGGTTTAGCATATTTAGCACTCAAGTTTGAATGGAATGCAGACAAGTTTGGAAGTTTACCAACAGTTCAAGCAATAATAAAAGGTCGTAAAATATATAATCCAAATTTAGATAGTACAGTTTCTGGTGGTTCTGGTAGTCATAGAAAAGACGATAGTTCAACTTGGGCATATTCAGATAATCCAGTTTATCAATTATTAGACTATTTAAGAAACGATAGATTTGGTATGGGTATTGTTGATAGTTACTTTGATAGTAATTTTGCAGATTGGCAAACAGCAGGAGATGTTTGTGATGCCCAGATAATCCCTTTTAGTGGTGCTAGTGCAATAGATTTAATGAATAGTCATGTAGTAGTAGATACATCAAAAAAAGCTATTGATAACGTAAAAGCATTTATAAGAGGTTGTAGAGGTTATTTAAATTTTACAGCAGGAAAGTATAATATTTTAGTTGAGACAACTGGAACAGCTTCTATTAGCCTTACAGAAGATAATATTATTGGTGGTATATCTGTAACAAGTAAAAATAAGAACTCAAGATATAATAGGGTTATAGTTAATTTTATTAACCCAGATAAAAACTATCAATCAGATACTGCACAATTTCCACCAGTAGATGAAACTGGTTTAGCTGTTGCTGACCAACATGAAACAATGAAAACAGCAGATGGTGGTTTGTTGTTAGAGGGTAGATTTGATTATTCTATGTTTACAAGCCCATATCAAGCCCAAGAAATGGCTGAAATAATATTAAGAAGGTCAAGAACTAGCTTAGATGTTTCTTTGAAAGCAGATGCTACAGCACTAGATTTAGCAGTTGGTGATTTAGTAAATATTACCCATGCAACCCCAAGTTTTTCTGCAAAACCTTTTAGGGTTCAAAATTTAACAATAAATGCAGACCATACAGTAAATTTACAATGCTCAGAACATCAAGATAGTTTTTACACTTTTGGGTTACAAATAGAAGTTCCAGTAATACCAGACACAAATTTACCTAATCCTTTTATAGTACAAGCACCAAGCATAGTAGTTGCAGATGAATTAAGAATAATAAATGAAGATGCAAAAAGTGTCTTAATAGTTGATGTATCTACATCAGATTTATTTGCCACAGACTTTGAGGTTCAAGCAAAAAAAACAACAGATACTAATTTTATTAATTTAGGAAAAGCTAGTGGCACAAGATTTGAGTTACTTCATGTGCAAGATGATGCTATTTACAATGTTAGAGCAAGAACAGTTACATCAATTAGTAGGTCTGTATTTATATCCACAACCCATCAGATTGTAGGTAAAACAGCACCACCAGAAACAGTTACAAATTTTTCAGTTAATATTGTAAATACTGATGCACATTTATCATGGACACCAGTAGGTGATTTAGATTTATCGCATTATAGAATAAGACACTCAAGAGATACTACAGCAAGTGCAACTTATGCTAATTCAGTTGACATAGAAGAAAAAGTAGCAAGACCTGCAAATACTGCTGTAGTTCCTGCAATGACTGGCACATATTTTATTAAGGCAGTTGATAAATTAGGTAATGAAAGTTTAGATGCAACATCTTCTGTCGCAATTATACAAGAAATAAAAGGTTTCAATGCAGTAGCAACATCAACACAGCACCCAACATTTTCTGGAACAAAAACAACTACAGTGGTTGTTGATAACGAATTAAGACTAGGAACAAGTATATTATTTGATAGTGGTGCAGGAAATTTTGACACAACTGGTGGTTTATTTGATGGTGGTGGTGGTAAAGTAGCTTCTTCTGGCACTTATGATTTTGATACATTTGTTGATTTAGGTTCTGTATATACTAGTAGAGTAGAACAAAATATTACTTTTAGAAGAATTAGTTATGGTATTTCATTTGATGATGCCACTGGTAATTTTGATGACAGAGAAGGTTTTTTTGATGGTGATGCAAATGAATTTGGTGATACTAATTGTGAATTACAAATAGCAACCACAGAAGATGACCCTGCAAGTGGAAGCCCAACCTATACAGCATTTAGAAAGTTTTTTGTTGGAGATTATAAAGCAAGAGCATTCAAATTTAGAGCATTGTTAACTACATTAGATTCAGAAGCTTCCCCAAGTGTTAGTGCTATGTCTGTAACAATAGATATGCCAGATAGAGTTGTAGCTGAAAATGATATTGCTAGTGGTGCAGGAGCAAAAGCTATAACATTTAGTCCTGCATTTAAAGATTTACAAGGTTTAGGAATTTCTGCTCAGAACTTGGCTAGTGGTGATTTCTATGCTATAACAAATAAAAGTGCTACTGGTTTTACAATTACTTTTTTTAATAGTAGTAGTTCTGCTGTAAATAGAACATTTGATTATGTAGCAAAGGGTTTTGGCGAATTAGTAACATAAAGAGGTAAATATGGCACAACATGATTATGTAATAGATAACCAAACATTCCCTGCAACTAGGACAGATATTAATAATGTTTTACAAGCCATAGTTTCAGTAAATAGTGGTTCTTCTGCACCAAGCACCACATATGCCTATCAATTATGGTATGATACAAGTAATAATATTTTAAAAATTAGAAATGCCGATAATGATGCTTTTATAAATTTGTTTACATTTAACCAAACAGCAGACACAGCCGAAGTTTCAGCAGGAGGTGGTGCAGGGTTTTTTCAAGGCGAAAATGGTAATCAAGGCGATACTACAAATGGTAAAGGCGATATTTTTAGAACACATGAACAAGAACTAAATACAAATACAGAAATAGCATCTGGAGATAATTCTGGTTGTTTTCATAGCCTTTCTATCGCAAGTGGTGTAACATTAACAGTAAGTGGAAATTTGGTGATAACATGAGTTCAACAATAAAAGTAAATAATATCCAGAATTTGGCAGGAGATGATAGTGGAATTGACCTATCAACAAATGACCAAATAATTTTAAAAACTGCTAATACTACAGCTATTACAGTTAATAGTAGCCAAGTAGCAAATTTTGCAAATAATCCTACTGTAAATTCTGTGCCACACACAAATGCACCTGCATTTTTAGCAAAATTGTCAGACAACCAAACTTTATCTGATGGAGTAGACACAAAAGTAGAATTTGACACAGAAGTATATGATACAGACAGTAAATATGACCATACTACAAATTATAGATTTACACCATCAGTAGCAGGAACTTATTTTTTTTATGCTCAAGTTCATGGTAGAGGTGGTACTAACACTCAAATAGCAGATTTTTTTATGTATATAAAAAAAAATGGTTTAGCTTTTTATGGTGCAAGACATAATCCATCTGCTAATTATACAAATCAAGTTTCTTTAGATTTACAAGTAACTGACGTAGCCAATACTACAGATTATTATGAAGTATTTTGTTATGTAAACAATCTTACTAGCACCCCAAGTATAATGAAAGAAGATGCAACTCGTGGAATAACATCTTTTTTTGGTGCTTATAAGTTGATAGGAATTTAATAGGAGTAAACAATGTCAGAAATAAAAGTAAATAGTGTTGTAAACTCTACTGGGGATAATGATAGTGGTATAGACCTTTCAACCAATGACCAAATAATTTTAAAAACTGCTAATACTACAGCTATAACAGTAGATAGTTCGCAAGTTGCAACTTTTGCACAACCACCAGTAGGAACATTTATTTCTGAAGCAGACCAATTTAGATTAACTTCTGACTTAACTTCTAATGCAGACCCAATATCATCTAATTTAGAAAGAGTTGATGATGCTACATTTGCAAAAATAGGAACTGGTATGTCAGTTAGTAGTGGTATTTTTACTTTTCCCTCTACTGGTTTATATTTAGTAAAAATGTTTGCAACAGGTAATGCCACACTAAATGATAATGTTACATTGAAACTGTTTGCGACACAAAATAATTCAAATTACGACGCACTTATATCTACATTAGAAAGTGGTGATGCAGGAACGGGTTCTTACTTTATGTCTGGTGAAACATTTGTTAATGTAACTGACACTTCTAACGTAAAAGTTCAATTTCAAGCATCAAGTATAAATTCTGGAAGCACTTTACAAGGAGATACCGACCAAAATAAAACATATTTTACATTTATTAAATTAGGTCAAAGTCAGTAATTTTTAGGAGTAAATAATGAGTACATTAACAGTAGGAACGATTTCAGAAAAAGTTACAGATGCAGGGGTAGCAGTTGATGGTGTAACTCTCAAAGATGGTGGTGCAACATTTACAAGTGCTGTAGATGTAACTGGTGCTGTAGGTATAACTGGAAACACTACTGTTACAAGTGGAAATTTAGTTATTGGAACATCTGGCAATGGCATTGATTTTTCTGCGACAAGTAATGCTAGTGGTATGACTTCCGAACTTTTGGATTCGTACGAAGAAGGTACTTGGTCAGTAGTAATAAAAAGTTCTGGAGGAACTTCTTTATCAACTAGTAATATTGGAACTTATTACGTTAAAATTGGCACAGTTGTAAATTGTTGGTTTTATATCAAAAGAACTGATAGTACAAATCCTGGGGGTAATTTGAGGTTTGCAGGTTTTCCCTTTACTTCTAAATCTACAAATTATGCTTCTATGAGTGGGTCAGTTTGGATAGACAATGATGACAGTTCAGCATTAGATAGAAGAGTATTTATGTATTTAGGTGCTAGTTCAACAGAAGTACAAGTCCTTCGTACTGGAACTACGTCAGATGCCACAACGCTTAGCGAATTTGGAAATAATAGATTTGCTTACGGATTTATAAGTTATCTAACAGATTAAATTAGGAGATAAAAATGGCTTTAACAGAAGAAACAATACAAGATAAAATAGAAATCGTAGGTGATTATAAAGTATTAAGTGTAAGAACTGCTACAGTTATTAAGAAAGATGGTGCAGAGATAAGTCGTATATTTCATAGACATACAGTAGCACCTAATGCAGACATAAGTGGTGAAAGTACAGAAGTACAAGCAATATGTAATGCAGTTCATACAGATAAAATCAAAAAAGCTTATGTTAAACATTTAGCAAGTTTAGAGAAATAAATGTCAAAACCAAGTATTCAAAGTATAAATTTAAAATTAGAAAAACATATAGCTGTAAGTGATGAAAGATTTATAGAGTTATTAAGTAGGGTTAAAAGACTAGAGCATATAATGATTGGTACATCTGGCACAGCAATAGTAATGCTTATAGGTTTATTAGTGAGGTAAATTTGGTAGTTGCAGAAATTCTTACTGGTATTGCTCTAGTTCAAAAATCAGTAGAGTTTATAAAAAGCAACATCAGTACAGCAAAAGATATTAAAGATATAGCCAAGCAAATTGATGGGTTCTTTGAAGGCGAAGAACAAATGAATAAGAAGCAAGGCAAGGGCATGGGCATTGCTCAACAGTTTGGCATCGAATCAACAGCATCAGATTTTATAGATAGAAAGCTTTTAGAAGAACAGCGATATGAATTAAAGTTGCTGATTAATGATAGGTTTGGTTATGGCACTTGGGAGCAAATACTAGCTGAAAGAGCCGATAAAATAAAACAAGCTAAAGAAGCACAAAAACAAGCCAGAATAAAAGCTAAAAAACAACAAGAAGAAATTATGGACATTCTTAAATGGGGTTGCATAATATTTTTTGGTATAGGTGTTTTTATATTGCTCTTAGTTCTCGGTTTAAAGGCTTTTGCAGATGGTAAAATGTATAATGCACCCAAAGACTACACATACAAACAAAAGGTCTGGCAGGGCAAAATAATTGAAAAAAAATATACAACTTGTAGATTAAAGAAAAGGTTAACATCAAAATATTCTAAAAAAAAAGCTTGTATATATGAGGGAAATAACAAGACATATACTATGATGATTGAGGTATTTTGCCCTAGAAAGTTTAAATGTGAATATAAAACTTTAGATTCAAAGATGCCAGATATTGATAAAGTTATGGAAAGTTTAAGGAGCATAAAAGAATGACAGAAAAAAAATTAGATACAAAAAAAATGTATGAAAAACCATGGAATATGAAGATTGACGAAAATAGTTTTGAATTATCTTTAAGAATATTAAGTAACGAATTTGTTGCAATAAAGATTGGCTCTACAAATTTTTCTGGTAAACTAATTGCAGGAGGAATTTTATTATTGTTTTTTACCCTTATTTTATTAGAGGGTTTTGGTTTGAATGAGTTATTAGTACAATGAATGTAGAAACTTTTTTAAAATGGAAAATATTGCCAAGATTAATGATGCTTGTAAGCACAATAATGTCTTGGAGATGTGCAGAATGGTTTATGGCACTAGATGACCCTACAGCATCACAATCAGCTTTTGTATCGGTTGTTATGGGTGTTATGACTGGTATTTTTGGTATTTGGATTGGTCAAGAACATAAGGTGGAAAAATGAACTTAGAAGAATTAAAAGAACATATTGCTCAAGAAGAAGGTTTAAAATATGAAATCTATAGATGCAGTGAAGGCTATCCCACGGCAGGAATAGGACATTTAATTACAGAATGGGACGAAGAATATTTTGATAAGCCTATAGGAACAGAGGTTTCAAAAGAGCAAGTTGATGCTTGGTTTGAAAAAGATTTAAATGTTGCCATAAATGATATGGAACAATTTACAGAAGGCATGAATGTAGACGAAAATGTTAAAGAATGTGTAACTCACATGGTGTTTCAATTAGGTTTACCAAGATTAAATAAATTTAAAAAATTCAAACAAGCTTTATTAGATAACGATATTGAAACTGCTCAAGCCGAAATGAAAGATAGTTTGTGGTATAGGCAAACAACTAATAGAGCAGAAAGATTAATTGAAAAATTAGGAAAAAGTATTTGATTAATTTATTGATAAGTCCAATAGCTGAATTAGCAGGTACATGGCTAAAAGGTAAAGTTGATAAAAGCAAAGCCGAATCAGAAGTTAAAGTAGCTAGAGCAAAAGCAGAAGCTAAAGTTTATGAAACAGAAGCTACTTCACAAATGATTAATGAAAGAAATCTTACAGACCAAATGGGCGATTCTTTAAAAGATGAATTTTGGGTACTGGTTTTTGGGGGTATTCTAATTTGCTCATTCATTCCTGCAACACAACCATACATAAAAGAAGGATTTATTTTTTTAGACCAACATACCCCAGAATGGTTTTCTAATATGCTTTATATAGTTATAGGTTCATCTTTTGGGTATAGGTTTGGAAAGCAGGGATTACAACTTATTAATAAGAGGAAACAATGAGCAATTTTTATATGAAGATATTTAGGTTCTTTAATAAGTTAGCTGATTATTTTTGGAAAAAGGCATTGCAACAACAAAAAAGAAAGGTTTATCATGGCACTAACACCGAAACAGAAAAAGTTACCAAAAGGGCTACAAGAAGCAATTTTAAAAAGTCAAAAAAAAGGTAAGAAAAAAAAGAAAGGAAAAAAATAATGCCATATCATTACGGAAAAGGCTCACATTCTAAGGGAATGAAAAAGAAGAAAAAAAAGAACAAAAGAATGAAAAAGAAAAAATAAATGGTTTTAGTAAAATCAATTAAAAATATAACTAAGGATTTAACACCTAGACAACGTAAAACCATGAATGCTCATGCTAGGCATCATTCCCTAAAGCATATGCGAGAAATGGCTAATGCTATGAAAAAAGGTTCTACATTTGCTCAAGCACATTCTAGGGCAATGAGAAAAGTGGGGAAATGATAGGTTTTACAACTACTGCGACAATATCCGAACTTATAGACAAAAGACCTATGAAGAAAAGAAAAGGTCGTAGAAGATACAAGTTGCCCATTAAGGGCGATTTTAGGGCTGTGCAGAAGATTTTAAAGCTAAAGGGTGGTAAACTGAGGTAAATAGCTAACATCTTATAGGAATGTGTTTTTCAATGATTCCTCTTAGTTGTTCAATACATTCATTCAAACCCCCTTGAACTATAAAATGTGGTGTACCCAAAGCTTTAGATTGTACAGCCCACAACTTTTGTGCTTCTGATAACCTGCCTTTTTTAGTTTTAAGTTCCACATATAAAATTCTACCTTCTGGATATTCAATAATTATATCTGGGCAACCAGACTTTAAACCCATTCTTTTCATTCTATTATGTAGCCAAATAGACCTTTTACCCTCATTTGGTACATGAAAATGTCTGAAATTATATTTCTTAGAAAGTAATATTAGATAGTCATTACAAGCTATTTGAATGTCTGATTCTTTAATCATGAGGGCTGTATATTCTGTTTCACTTCCTATAAATACTGCGATTTATTTAAGTACCTCGAAGAACAACAGCCCCCATTGATTATACAAAGAATTGGAGTTCTTTTGTAAGTTCCTAGTTTGAGGACTGGAGGAACATTATCAATGTATCACAGAAAACCCATATTTTACAATAGTTTAAAAAAAAATAAAAAATAGTGCATTTGGTGTTTGACATTTATATAAAACCTAGATTATACTCTAGGTTATAGATAACAAATTGGAGTTCTAAATGACAAAATTCAAATCAAAAAAGATAGATTTCTATGGTAAGGTTGCTTATCTTTACAGAGATTTCTTGATAATGAATGACTTTCAATTTTACAATAATATGCAGATTTGGAGTGTTAAATTTCCAAATGGCAAAGAAGTTCACTCACCTAAGAACAAAAGAGAGGGAATGGAATGGGTTGATAAGTATTACCAAGAGATGAATGACTTTGTAGCAAACGATTGTTACTAATGTTAATAATAATAGATTGGAGTTCAAAATGACAAAATTAACAGAAAATCAAATGATTAAAATAATTAAAAACAATCCTAGTTTATCTGACTGCACTGATGAACAGAAAAAACAGATTTATGTTTTTGCATTTGGTAAAGAGTACATGAAACAACCAGATGACATGAAAGGCACACTACAAACCTATAGGTTAAAATAATAATAACAAAATGGAGTTCATAATGAGAGCAATAGTTAAAAGTGCTAAGAATGTAAGTGAACTATACAACCAATTCATTGATATTGATAACATGACTTGGAAACAAGTTGATGAATTTTATCCAGATACATACATAATTCAAGAAGCTGAATATCTTTTGAGTGTTGTTGTAGAAGATATAAAAAACTGGGAAAGTGATGAACCAGATTATGCAATTTTTAGAAAAGACATTATGCAACTTAAAAGGTTTATCAAGTATTGGAAACCTAAATGTAAGCCACATAAGAATGATGGGATTGCATGGGAAGATTTAGAAATAATGATTAAGGGGGTACACTAATGAAAAATTATGACAAAAATTACAAAATAAAAAGACCAAAACAAGGTTATAACACCGAAAAAGAAAGACAATTTGCCCAATGGTCTGGAGTTTCAGATTGGGAAGTATTTTTCCAAAATAAAAAAATTGGTAATGTTTATTACATAGGAACACCTGCAACTGCTTGGGCATGGGATATAGAGGACACTAAATTAAAAAGTGAAGCATTTACCAAACAAGATGCTTTTCTGGATTTAATTCTTACTCATAAAAAAGAATTTGACTTATGAATAAAACCTAGATTATAATCTAGGTTATAAAGTTAATAATAATAATAGTGAGGACAAAATGAAAAAATACCTATTCAAAGATGAAAATTACAAATTACTTTCTACTACAATACTAAAAAGAAACACATCTTCAGATGAAATAGACTTATTGATTGAGTTTTATAAAGAGCAAACAATAAACTTTGATGAATCTAAACTATATTATGCAATCGAAACCCACCCTTTGTCATTAGATGACGAGGGTAAAATCACAAATGCAAATTAATAATAATAGAAATGGAGTTCTAAATTATGGATTTAATTAAATTTTTTAAAGAAGAAAGTTCAAAAGATTTGAACATTAAAGCTGATTGCAATTACGTTGTTGTCGGCAAAAACTATGGAAATGGTTGGAGAATTTTACCATACTCTATTTGGTATGATGAAACTTCAAAACATTATGTTGCATTAAAAGTTAATAAATATGGTCAAGCACAACCTAAAATAAATACAGTTTTAGATAGCAATGACCATGAAGTAGAAACAGTTGCATATCAAACTTTAAAGGGTGCAAAACAATGGGTTTATAATGAAGTCATGGGGATTGGCAATGATTGATAAACCTACAAGAATTGGAAATACTGAACTCTATATTGTTAGGGTTCAGAATATCAATGTGGCTCAATCTTATAATGTTTTTTGGGAGTATGTAGAAATTCTTAATAAAGCTAAGAAAAAATATAAGAAGCAACTTGAAACAAAAAATAATTATAAGCTTGAACTAAAAATTATCTTTGAATGCAAAAAAGAACTGCATGATTTGATTTATAACCAAGAAACAAAAAGTAGAGGACAAAACAATGTATAAAGACATAATGCAAAGAGATTTAATTAAAATTTGGCAAAGATGGTTAGTAGCTGAATATAATATGCTAAGACTAGAATTTCTTAATGATGAACCAAATAGTTATTTAGATAATTGGTTTCAGAAATTTGACGATACTTACAATATTGAAGAATTTTTGTGGAAATTTAGTGTAGAAAAAAAATGTTTATCACAAACTCAAAAAGATTTTGCTAATCATTTATTACAAGTAATGGTTGAAATACAAAACCATGACAATATTCAAGAAAGTTGGGATATTAAAAAGAGGGCAACACAATGATTAAATTTATTAAAAATTATGGTGTTTATGTTTTAGAAATACTTTTCCTAACTATATTTTTTGGATTTGCTTACTTTTTATTACTAGCATTTACATAAAATATCTTTATAATTTAAATTGAATTGGAGTTCAAAAATGAAGAATACTAAACTAATTTTCACTTTGCTTACTGTTGCATTTGTTGGGGGGTGTTCAACAATGCCAATAGTAGATAGTAGAGGAAAATCATCTGCAAATATCAAAGGCGATATGAACAGATTTCATGACGATTATTATACCTGCAAAAGCCTAGTAAAAGACCAGACTAATGGTGGTTGGGATATTGGGAAAAACATTTATAATAGTCTAAGATTCAAAGTGTTATGGCTAAGTCCAAGACTAGACACCAGAAAAGATTACATCAATAGGTGTCTTGAAGGTCGTGGCTATAATGTAATTAATAAATAAGAGAGGATAAAATGAATATTATAAATAAAATTTATGACAATACTAAAGATGGTGTTCCTAGCTATGCTTTTGATTTAGTAGATGGCAGAAGGTTATATTACAGTGGTGTTTTAATGAACCCTATGCCAGTTAGTGGTGATGCAATTAACTTTACAGTAAGTGCCACAAAAACTTCAGCTAATGGTAATCAATACACAACTATTAAAGATGTAGAGGTTATTAAAAATCCAGATGGTCATAATGATGCACCACAACCAATAGGTGATGTTATTCAAAATAGTGGGTGGAACTCACCAACTGCACCACAACCACAACAACAAACTAATGGTATGAGTAAAACTGATACTCAAAGAATGGATATATTTGTTACTGGTATTGTTGGCAGGTCGCTTGGTTCTGGTACATTTACAGCAGAAGATATACCAAAGTTAACTGCTATAGCTGTAAGGGCATTTAATGAAAACCTTAAAAAATTATAAAAAACTATTTGCTGACTTCTGGGGGTATCATGAAAATGATATTCCCATTTGTTGGGGTTGTTTCAAGGCTCAAGCCACTGACATTCATCACATAGAAAATAAAAAAATGGGTGGTGTTAAAGATAATAGATTGAATAGAATTGATAATTTGTTTCCATTATGCAGGGAGTGCCACAATAAAGTTCATGCAGATAAATCACTAAATGGAAGATATAAAAAAATATTAATGGCAAGATTTAAAAGCAATAGGCAGGAAAAAATAGATTTTTGGATTAAATGTAAAACAC